GGTCAAGTCGCTGGTGATGAAGGAGACGAGCGCGCCGGGCAAGCCAGCGGTGGCGCACTCGCCCCAAGGGAAGGCACAGCGGACGATCCTGTACGCGCTCCGAGAACGCCAGAAGGCGTCCGAGACGCCGCTCGTTTGGACGGTCGAGGAGATACGCCAGATTGGTCGGGAGTGTGGGGTACCGCGGCAGTCTGTCCACGATGCGGTCGAAAAGTTGATGCTGTCGCCCTTTTTAAAGGCCACTGTGGGTGGCTCTATGCTGGGGGAACCGTGATGTCCGAAAATGTCCGAAAATGTCCGATCCAGTCATTTTCGGACGGTCATGTATGTCCGAAAATGTCCGAGAGTCCTTTAGGACTCGGACATTCGGACATGACCCACGGACATGACGAGTTGGTATGAAGTACAAAGCAGGTAAGCCTAAAGGTGTTGCGCTGGCGCAACCAGTTGCAGATACGCCACTATCCAAGAGGATGCTCGAACAGATGGGCAAAGATGACTATCAATTGATGAAGACATTTCAACAGCACTTCGGTGCAAGGTTAGTCCACTACTCTGACCAACATGGCGAGGTGGGTAAGCGTCCGGGGTGGGAGTCATGAGCCAGTCCGAGATGAACCTGCTGGGGCCGCTGGTTTGGCAAGAGGCGCCGTTTTGGGGAAACACGACTGCCTGTGGGCGGTTCAGTATCCGGCAGCAGACTATCAACGGGGTGACTGACTACACGCTTTGGCAGCGTGGCAAGACTGGCGCTGTGATCCCAAAGTCACTGGGTACCTTCAAGACCTTCGAGGAGGCAGCCGCCTTTGCGGAGGAGGCCAAGTACGGCGAAGAGAAGCGGTACAACAAGATCCACGACTGGAAAAGCAAATATGCCAAGAAGTAACTGTCCAATCTGCGGCATCCAGAGTACGGGTGGCAAGCCGCACAACTACCACAAGAACTCTGCACGGCGGAAAGGCTACACGCAGGAGCAGGTGCAGGCTTGGTCGGTACAGACTCGAGAGCAGAACGCTGTGGTCGCTATCGTCTGTGACGCTGTGGACTTGGCCAGACAACCAGATGGCTGGCAGTCAAAGCCAAAGAAGTCTCGTAAGGAGTACCATCAAGCCTACTATTGGCGTCATGCTGATAAGCGTAGGATGCAGCGCCGAGTGAGCAAGTCTTTGCGCCGCAGGGTGCGGCCATTGATCGCAGAACTATGCAAGGCAGTTGACCTTGGCAGAATTACAGCGGGGTGGTGAATGGGTAAGCGACAAAGAGAACGCGGAGCCGAGACAGAGCGTGAGGTGTGCGAGAAGATCGCAGCCGGTACTGGCTGGGTGGTCAAACGCGAACTAGGGCAGGCTCGTGACGGGGGATGCGATATTCGCCTTGGGCAGTTTGTGCTCGAGGTGAAGCGCCGTAAGTCCATAGCGGTCTACGAATGGGTTGACCAGGCGGTTGCAGCCTGTGCGCCTTATGAGGTTCCAGTGGTCGTGTGCCGCGGTGATAAACGAGAGTTTCTCGTGATCCAGCGACTTGAAGACTGGATGAAGATGGCCAAGAAAGAGTTACCAGACAGATGAAGTGCCCGAAGTGCGCCAAGCCTTCCGAGGTCGTGAAGGTTTACCAGTTCCCAACGGAAGCGCGCCGTCGTCGTGAATGCCTAACCTGCGGCTTTAGGTTCACGACTGCAGAGAAAGTCTGGCGCCGGGTTTATGCTGACGAGATCAAGAACAAGCCGATACCTCGCAACATGCGAAAGCATCTGCAAGAGGAGAAGCCAAAGAAGTCTTACAGCAACTTTGACGTGGTTGGGCTGACTGACTACGACATGGACTATGAAGACGTTTCAACCTATGTGCATGTGAGTGACGACTGATGGCAGGGACACCAATTAAGCGAGCAAAGAGGCAAAAGGCTCAGGAGTTGATGAACACTCAAGACTTCTGGGATCAGCTCTGGATTCATTTGGGCGACGGGCATTCGCTGCGGTCGTTTACTGGCGATGGCAGCATCGTGCCGTACTCTGTGCTGTTTGATCGTATCCAGAAAGATCCGGCACTAAACGAGAAATACGAACTGATCCGCAACGCTCGAGCGCTTGCGAATGCTGAACGCATTGAGCAACTAGCCGAGAAGGTTGAACAGGAGCAGATCGACCCGAACGCTGCAAAGGTCAGCATCGGCGCGCGTCAGTGGCTGGCCGAAAGGATGGACGCAAAGCGCTGGGGTAATAAGATTCAGCAGGACATCAAGCTGACTGACACAACGCAACTGCACCTGCAAGCCGTACGCGATTTGATGCGGACAGTGGCTCACGTTGAGCCGCAAAACAGTACTTCCGACACATCGACGCGGTCGATTGCTGGCGCGCGCGACACTAAAGACTGATGTTACGTTATAACATAACACTCAATTTATGCACGATCATGTGCATAATCACGCGCCGCGCGACAGTCGCGCAGTCGAGCGCTCGTAAGTGCTTGATTCGCAAGGGCTTGTGCGCGGAGTTCGTATAATACCCATTATGTTAAATTGTGCATAACCTGTGCAAAACCTGTGAATTCCCCCTCAAATGCGACCGATGCGCGACTACCCCCCCCCGGGTATACCCCCTGCCGGGGGCGGGCGCTGGCGTAACCCCACATAGGCCGATCCGAAAAAAATGCAGAATCCATACCTGGACTTCGTAAAACGCTACCACAGCGATCCTGTGGCGTTTGTGACAGAGGTGCTTGGGGTCACCCCAGACCCATGGCAAAAACAGCTCCTAGGGCTTCTGGCTGCGGGAGAACGCAAAGTCTCCGTCAGGTCTGGCCACGGCACCGGAAAGTCCACCGCCGCCTCGTGGGCGATGCTCTGGTTCATGCTCACCCGCGTCCCGGTCAAGGTGGTCGTCACCGCCCCCACAGCCAGTCAGTTGTTCGACGCGCTTTTCGGTGAATGCCGCCGCTGGGCGAAGCTCCTACCCCCCGCCATAGGGGAGTTGCTCGAGATCAAGTCCGACCGTATTGAATTAAAATCTAGCCCGGAAGAGGCCTTTATCTCAGCCCGCACCAGTCGCGCCGAACAACCCGACGCCCTGCAGGGTATCCACGCCGAGTGGGTGCTACTGGTGGTGGACGAAGCCCCCGGCGTCTCGGAGGCGGTCTTCGAGTCAGCGGGCGGCAGTATGTCCGGCCACAACGCCACCACGCTGCTGCTCGGCAACCCCACCCGCACTCAGGGGTACTTTTACGACACCTTCCACCGTCTTTCCAACGAGTGGAAAAACCTGCACGTCTCCTGCCTAGATTCGCCGCGCGTGTCAGACGAGTACGTTGCGGAAATGCGCGCCCGGTACGGTGAGGGTTCAAACGCCTTCCGAGTGCGCGTGCTGGGCGAGTTCCCGCTGGCTGACGATGACACGTTGATCAGCCTTGAGTTGGCGCAGGCGGCGGTTGACCGTGACGTGGTACAGAACCCCGGCGCACCGATCTTGTGGGGGTTGGACGTGGCGCGCTTTGGCACCGACTCCTCTGCGCTCTGTAAGCGCCAGGCCAACGTCGTGCCGGAGGCGATCAAGACGTGGAAGAATCTAGACCTGATGGCACTGACCGGCGCCGTGCTGCACGAGTGGGAGAGTTGCGACTTCAAGAATCGCCCGGTCGAGATTCTGGTGGACAGCATCGGGTTAGGCGCTGGCGTGGTGGATCGCTTGCGCGAGTTGAAGTTGCCCGCCCGCGGCATCAACGTTGGCGAGTCGCCAGCGCTCAAGGCGCAGTACGCCAACCTGCGTGCTGAGTTGTGGGGCAAGGCCAAGGCATGGCTGGAGGCGCGCGATTGCAAACTGCCGCGTGACGAGCGGCTGGTCAATGAACTATCGTCGCCTCGTTATTCGTTTATGAGCAATGGCAAGCTAAAGCTCGAGAGTAAGGAAGACATGAAGCGACGCGGGCTAGCATCGCCTGACGTGGCGGATGCTTTTGTGCTGACCTTTGCGGGAGATGCCGCCACGGCGAGCAGTGGCTACACCAACGTATGGAACAAGCCGGTCAAGCGGCAGGTGAGAGGGATCGTATGAGCATTGACCATCTCGGCGGTTACATTCCAGAGGGCGACCGCGCAACGTGGATGCCTGACATTTGGGGATATATCGCGCTGCACTACGGCATCAAGTCGGTGATTGATGTGGGCGCCGGTATGGGCTGGAATATCAAATGGTGGCACGACCTTGGATTTGATGCGCGCGGCGTTGAGGGGCACCCGATACCGCTTGCTGAGAGTCCGGTGCGCGACATCCTCGTGGCGCACGACTATGAGAAGGGCGCATACGATCCGGGGCGCGAGTATGACCTCGGCATCTGCACTGAGTTTGTGGAGCATGTAGACCAGAAGTGCGAGCAGAACTGGTTCAAGACGCTGCACCGCTGCAAGTATGTGCTGATGTGCCACGCAGTGCCTGGGCAGGGTGGCCACCACCACGTCAACGAGCAGACGACGGATTATTGGATTGAGCGCTTTGGCGAAAACGGCTTTAAGTGCGACTGGATTACCTCCTGCATGTTCCGTGAGACGGACAAGCGGCAGGGGTCTAGTTGGGGGAGGCCGACGTTGTTGTTCTTTGTGAGGGATTTGTGAAGTATTACTGCATCACGCTCTCGGAAACACCGGAGCGCACCGAACACGCGCGCCAGCAGGCCGCGAAGGTGGGCATTGAGTTAGATTTTATTTACGGCATCTTTGGCAAGACCATGCAGGTCAAGTCCGAGATTCCGATGCACACCGACTACTATGTGACTCGAGGTGCCACTTGCTTGGTGCTGTCGTGGCACATCGCGTGGCAGATTGCGTGGCGCGAGGGTCACGAGGAGTTTGTGATCTTTGAGGACGACTTCATACTGCCTGACAACTTTAACGAGCGCTGGGCAAAGATCCGCTCTGAGATTCCAGAGTGGTGTGACTTGGTGTATCTGAACTCTTGCTGCACCGCCGACAAGCCGAGCAAGAAAGAATCCGAAAACTTGCGCGAGACGAAGTACCCGCTTTGCACGGCTGCCATCTGGCACCGCCGCCGTGCCATTCCCACCCTGCAGCAGTACACGAAGCCGGCCAACACGCCGGTTGATATCCTGCTTGAGTGGTACGCCCTGCCGCACCTGCGCGTGTTGACCGCAACGCCGCCGCTGGTGACGCAGGCCACGCAGGATTTGGCGGTGCCGATGCCATCAACCATACACATGTGAGGGAGAGATGAATGTTAAAGCCAAGCGACGTGGCGCTGTTTCAGAAGCGCCTCGACAAGAAAGCGCCGCAGAAGCCGGAGCCAAAGAAGCCGCCCGAGCCGCCGAAGGATTCCCCGCCACCGAAGGCGGCGTAGTCCTGGCGGATCATCTGCCGTCGTCCGCCTTTTCGCGCATTGAGATACCGAACGAGCAGTATTCGCCATGCAACCCGTCGATCACCAAGGATGATGACGGGTTTTTGCAGTGCCTGGTTCGCACGGTTAACTACGAACTAGGCGACGAGGATGGGATCTGGTTCCGCGGCGACCCTGCGCCTAATACGCGCAATTATCTGATTCCGATTGGGGTTGACCTAAAGCCCGGAACGCCAAAGTGGGTGGACGACCTGGATGTGCGCCACACCCGGATGCCAGCGCGTGATGGCCTAGAGGATGGCCGCCTGCTGTACTGGCAGGGTGCGTGGTGGTTTACCTGTAGCGCCCTGCACCACGGCCCTCGAGTACGCACAACAATGGCGTTGTGCAAACTAGACGGCACTCGGGTATCGAATCTGGAGTTCCTGCACAGCCCGCATGGCCGTGAGATGGAGAAAAACTGGGCGCCGTGTGTGAACTCTGACCGCCTTTGTGTGGTCTATGCTCATCACCCATCGGAATCTTACGAGATTGCCCCCCACCGCCGCCGTCTGTACCTAGGGGGCTTCCACGACTTGGAGCGCTGGTCTGGCGGTTCGCAGTTGATCCGCTACGGCGACGGGTGGCTTTCGGTGGTACACCAGCGCCGCAAGGAGCGAAACCGGGTGTATTACGTCCACCGCCTAGTCACCTATGGCTCAAATTATGAGCCACTGCACGCTGGGCGTGAGTTCTACTTTAAGGGGCGGCAGATTGAATTCTGCGCTGGCCTAGTGGAGCATGAGGGGCGGTATGTCATGTCATTCGGGGTGAAAGACCGGGAGGCATGGCTGGTGTCTTTAGCAAAAAATCAGATTGCGTCTCTTCTCGCGTGACAATAGAGGAGGGATTCTTTCGGCACGGGTGCCGGTTTTATGTATAACCAAGACGGTTCTATCATTGAGCAGACCGAGATTGCCATGGGCGGCTTTGAGCCTATGGACGATTCGGAACTCGAGGCATTGGTTGCCGGAGAGTTGACCGACGCCGTGTCGTTTATTGACGCGGAGTTGTCGCCGGTTCGCGCCCGTGCCATCCAGTATTACCGCGGTGAGCCGTTTGGTAACGAGGAAGAAGGCCGCTCCCAGGTAGTCAGCACCGATGTGCGCGACACCATCAACGGCATCATGCCGTCGTTGATGAAGGTGTTTTTCGGCTCCAATCGCGTGGTGCAGTTTGTGCCGCGTGGGCCGGAAGACATTGCCAGCGCCGAGCAGGCGACCGATTACGTCAACTGGATTTTCCAGAACGACAACAACGGGTTTTTGCTTTGCCACAGCGTTTTCAAGGATGCGCTGCGCGGTGCGCTTGGCGTGGCCAAGTATTACTGGGAAGAGAAGATCGAGGTCAAGACCGAACACTACACCGGGCTTGACGAGTCCGCGCTGACCGTCCTTCTCTCTGAGCGTGACGTGGTGGGCAGTGCCATTGAGTCAATGGATGACCCGTCATACCAGCCGCCCGTTGACCCGATGACCGGGCAGCCGGTGGTTGATCCGGCTACGGGTATGCCGCTGCCGGTGCCGCAGATTTACAACGTCGAACTCAAACGCGAGTACAAGTCTGGCCGCGTGCAGGTTGAGGCTGTTCCGCCCGAAGAGTTCTTGATTGACCGCCGTGCGCGCTCGGTTGAGGATTCGGTGGTCGTGGCGCACCGCCGCATGATGCGCGTCTCTGACTTGGTGGCGCTTGGTTACGACGAGGAAGAAGTGCGCGCTCAGATGGGTGCGTATGAGTTGGACTCCAACGACGAGTATATTGCGCGCAACCCATACGCCGAGTCTTATGGCCCCGGTGGCACGCAAGACGATAAGCGCGTGCTGTACGTTGAAGCCTACATGCGTGTGGACTATGACCGCGATGGCATCGCCGAGTTGCGGAAGGTTTGCACCATCGGGCCGTCGTACAAGATGGTGATGAACGAGCCCTGCTCACATCGCCCCTTTGCGCTATTCTGCCCAGATCCAGAGCCGCACGCACTGATCGGACTTTCCATCTTTGACATGACCGCAGACTTGCAGCGTATTAAGTCTGCCGTCATGCGTAATATGTTGGACTCTCTCTCGCTTGCCATCCATCCTCGAGTGGGCGTTGTTGAGGGGCAGGCCAACATGGATGACGTGCTGAACACCGAAGTCGGCGGCGTGATTCGTATGCGCCAGCCTGGCATGGTTCAGCCGTTTGCTGTCCCGTTTGTGGGACAGGCCGCATTCCCAATGCTCGGGTACTTGGATGAAGTACGCGAGACGCGCACCGGCATGAGCAAGGCCGCTATGGGCTTGCAGGCCGATGCGCTACAGAGCACCACCCGCGCGGCAGTTGCCGCGACCGTCAGCGCTGCCCAGCAACATCTTGAGCTGATAGCCCGGATCTTCGCAGAAACCGGGATGCGCGCCTTGTTCAAAGGCATTCTCAAGCTGGTCGTCGAAAACCAAGATCGCCCGCGGGTGGTGCGCCTTCGCAATCAGTGGGTGCCGATTGACCCGCGCTCTTGGGACGCCGAGATGGACGTGGAGATTGACGTTGCACTTGGCGGCGGTACGGACGAGCAGAAGATTGCCGTGCTGACTTCGATTGCCCAGAAGCAGGAGCAAGTCCTGCAGATGATGGGGCCGCAGAATCCGATGGTCACACCGCAGCAGTACCGCAACACGTTGGCGCGTCTTGCTGAGTTGTCTGGCTTCAAGAACCCGGATGAGTTCTTCTTGAACCCGCAGAACCAGCCGCCTCCGCCGCCGCCGCCTCCGCCGCCGCCAGATCCGGCGATGATCTTGGCTCAGGTTGAGCAGCAGAAGATCATGGCTGACATCCAGAACAAGCAGGCAGAGTTGGAGTTGAAGCGCCAGGCCATGCTGCTCGAGGATGACCGCGCCCGCGATAAGCAGGAAGCGGACTTGATGCTGCGTGCTTATGAGATCCAGTTGAAGAGCGGCACGGCGGTGGACGTTGAGACCATTCGCGCCATGATGAACGCGCCGCGCACTGCGACGCCGAGCGTGCAGCAGCCTGTAATCCCTGAGATTGGCCCTGCGCCGCAGATGCCGCCGATTCAGCCGATGCAGCCGGGCATGTAATGCCATGCCACTGGAGAATCTGGACGTACCAGTACCGCCTAATCCGAACGTGGCACCAGCAGGCTACGCGCCGCAGTACCACAATCAGGTAAACAACCAACTCAAGCTGTACCTCAACAAGTTAAGCAACAACCAGTTTGAGATTGTTAAGTTCATACAATCACTGACGGATCTACACTTGCTCGAGAAAACCAACTTTGACGCATTCGGTCGATTGCGTATGTCGCAGCCTCACACGCTGTTTGACAGTCAAAACCGATATGCAAAAGACCCGCAGTTTGATGAGTCGTTGACTGGCTCAGGCACGTCTACGTTTTTGTCGAACGAGTCTTCTGTGCGCCTTCAAGTCACGTCCGCATCGGGCGATCAAGTTGTGCGACAGACCAAGCGCGTTTTCCCGTATCAGCCGGGCAAGTCGCTCTTGGTGTTTTGCACATTCTCGATGGCCGCTGGCGAAACAAACTTGCGCCAGCGTGTTGGATACTTCAACGCCAGCAACGGCGTGTTTTTGCAGCAGAAGGACGGGGTGCTGTCGTTTGTTGTCAGAACCAACACGAGCGGAACTCCTAGCGATGCTCGAGAGGTTCTGCAATCGTCATGGAATGGTGACAAGTTAGACGGCAGCGGAGCCACTGGCATTACGCTGGACATGACTAAGACGCAGATCATGTTCATTGACTTTGAGTGGCTTGGCGTTGGCTCCGTCCGTTGTGGATTTATTGTTGACGGCAAGTATATTGTTGCTCACACGTTCCACAATGCAAACTCTTTGTCTTCTGTTTACATACAGACGGCGATATTGCCGGTTCGCTACGAGATAACGACAACCGGGGCAATTTCTGGCAATAAGAGCATGAAGCAGATCTGCTCTAGTGTTATTTCGGAAGGTGGGTACGAGCAAAAGTCTGCACTGACTTGGGCAAGACAGACAACGGCAACGACCGGAATAGGAACGTCTTTTATTCCGCTCACTTCAATCAGGCTGAAGTCCACCAACCTTGGGGCCGTTGTAATTCCTAACGGGTTCTCGTTCATGCCAACTTCGGCATCAGATTACTTTGAATTGGCGTTGATTAAAAACCCGACCCTGACTGGCGCATCCTTTAGCAGCCTTTCGACCAATGTTGAGTATGACGTTGCCGCAACTGCGCTGACTGGGGGCGACATTGTGAAGTCAGATTTCACGTCATCTGGCGTGTTGTCATCAACGGCCATTAACGACATCAGTTCTTATAATTTTGACTTGCAATTAGGCGTCACGATTGGCGGCACGAGCGATATTTTCACATTGGCCGTTAGGACAATCACAGGCACAGGTGAAGGCATCGGTGCGCTGTCTTACTGGGATCTGACAGATCCTTAACATTACGGGGCATTTATGAGCAACTTGTATTCTGGTCAGCGCCAACAGGCGATGAGTCCCATGTACGGCATGAGCCAGCCGCAGTCTGGATTCATTCCTGGCGGTTCTTACGATCCGTATCAAGGAATGGGTGGATATGGCGGTGGTTTTGGTGGCGGATTCCCCGGCATGGGCGGCGGCTACAGCATGTTTGGCTCATACAACGCCATGCCTGACTATACGGGCGGATATATGCCCGGCTATGGCTCGCAGTTGCCGTCACAGTTTGGCGGCGGTGCGAGCCAGTTTGGTGGGATGAGCCAATTTGGCGGCGGATTCGGTGGCGGCTTTGGCGGCTACGGCATGCAGCCGATGCAGCCGAACGTCAATGACCTTTTTGGTCAGTACATGTTTGGTCAGTATTATGGCCAGCCGTCGTTTAATCCGTTCCAAGCCACGTCCATGTTTGGCGCTGGCGGTGGTCGCGGCTTTGGCGGCGGGCAGCGTCGTGGTAGTCGTGAGCAGTTTGGCGGAATGCAGCAGCCTGGCGGCGAAGCCGGGTTTGCTACGACGGGCCAAGGCTTTGGCGCAGATGATTACCGCCAAATGGCAAATGTAAGCGCGCGCCAACAATCTCCGTTTGAAGGGCTTGAGTTGGACATTGACGCGCTGCGCGCTGCGCTTGGGTTGTCGGGGCAATCGCCAGCAAGCCCGACCGCGCAGATTACGCCAAACGAGGACTTGTCTCGCGGCGCCGCACAAACGCCTGCTGCTCCGCAACCAGCGCCTCAGCCGCGGCCTCCAATGGTTCCGCCTGCTGCGCCGACCCAGCCGCCTGTGCAGATCCCGCCAAACCTTAATCTGTTTGTGCCGGGGTTTGCTGGGCTTGATGAGGGTGCTGGCCGACAAGTGCAGGCTCCGGTTGAGGTGTCAGGCTTTGCGCCTCCGCCAACTCAAGTGGCGCCGCAACCGCCGCGCATGACAATCCCTACGCCGATGGCGCCGACTCCGCAGTTTGCCGCACCGCAAGCAATGTTGCCAGAGACTGGCGGCGAGGGGCGGTTCTATACGGAGCAACCGACCTTTAGCATGACCGTGCAGCCGACTCCTATTGAGCAGATGCCTGAGTTCGCGCCAGTTGCTCAGCTGCCTCCATCCATGCCACAGTTCAGCCAGAGTGCTGTAAACAATCTCGCGGCTGCGCGTCAGTCTGCACTCATGGCGCGTCGAGGCGGTCGCTGATAGGAGTTGATGATGAAAGCAGGTCTATACGCCAACATTCACGCCAAGCGTGAGCGCATTGCTGCTGGTAGCGGTGAGAAGATGCGAAAGCCCGGAGCCAAGGGAGCGCCGACTGCGAAGGCTTTTAAGGCCGCAGCTAAGACGGCGAAGAAGCGCAAGTGAAGACTCCGGCTTGGCAGCGTAAGGAAGGCCAGAACAAGAAAGGCGGTCTAAACGCTGCTGGCCGGGCATCTTATAAGCGAGAGACTGGCGGCACGCTGAAGGCACCAGTCAAGGGTGCGCCAAAGACGCCGGAGCAGATGCGACGGAAAGGAAGTTTCCTGACTCGCATGGGTTCAATGCCCGGTCTTTTGGTGGAGCCAGATGGCGATAAGACGCGCCTCAAGTTGAGCCTTGAAGCGTGGGGGCACATGGGCGGGAAAGTTGAGGCAATTAAAAAAGGCCGTAATCTTTTGGAAAGATATAGGAAGTTGAAAGATGGCTGAAATGAGAGTTCGCAGGCGCAGCCTGCTTGACCCAGAGTCTCAGGCTATTGAGGAAGCCATCGCTGGCGCCCCTGCTGTTGGCGAGTTTGGGCAAGGGATCTATAACTTTGGCCAAAATTTAGTTACAGGCGCAATCGACCTTGGCCAGAGATTTGCCCAAGACCCTAGCGGAACTGTTCGCAGCGGCCTGCTTGGCGCCTACAATGTTGGCCGTGCATTCGCAAACGATCCGCAAGGAATGTTAACGCAGATGGCTCAAGCGGAAATGCAGCGAGCATCAGAAGCGTTGCAAAGCCCGCAGGCTGCTGGTGAGTATCTTCCTTCATTCCTAAACCCGGCCCGCATGTTTAGAGCGCCAGGTGGTCAGATTCTTCGACTTACGGAGCGAGAGGCAGAGGCGCTCAAGCAAAGCAACCCGCAACTATACGGAACACTAAGAGAGTTTCTAACTGAGCGAGAGTTCCAAGAGATCTCGCCAAAGAGCGCGCAGAAGACAGGCGGCCTGTTGCAAGATACGCCGACTATGAATCCACAGGATACTGCGGCAATGGCTTATGCTGGTCGTGCAAAGCTCGGCTGGTACGCTACTAGTGGTGATGCAATCAAAACGGTATTTGGCGATGATGCGCCAAGATTCACGGCACTACTTTCTTCTTTGTCGCCGCAGACAAGCGTTGAGTCTAACCTGCAAAATGCACTCAGCGTCTGGAAAAACTGGAATGCAGCGGGGCGGCCTGAAGATAGAGATTCAATTATTAGAATCATGGGGGAAAGCGTGCAGCAATCCCCATTAAGCGAGCGCAGTCTCTCCCAACTTGAATCACTTGGAAGTCGCCTTGGTATTAAAGCCAAGACAAAAAACGGAATGCTAAAGCGTATACAAGCATTCTCTGATGCGTCTCCGCAAAACGCAGAATTAGTTCGCAGGGCATCAGTGCTTGATGCATGGACAAACAACAGCGTGCGATCATTGACTACGCCAGACCCAGAAGGGTTGATTCTATCTGGCCCTAAAGTTGACTCTTTTATGAGAAACCTGCTAGGAGACATGGCAGAGGTTACCAACGATACATGGATGGCTAATGCATATGGTGTCATGCAGCAGCTATTCGCCGGAGCAGCCAGAAAAGCCGCCTCTGGCGAAAAACTAGGAATGAAAGGGCCGGGATATTATGCGGCCAATGTTGTTGCCAGACAGGCAGCAAAGATTTTGGAAGAAGCAACAGGTAGAAAATGGACTCCGGCAGAAGTGCAAGAAACCGTATGGTCTTACGTCAAGCCTGCGGTAGAGGAGCGTCAAAAGCTGCTGAAGAGCGGTCAAGACGTTACTATTAGCGATCTTGTCGCCAGTGGCGTTATTAACGATGAAAAGATCCGAGGTGTTGCAGACTTCGCAACGCTGCTGACAAAAGACCCGAAATACCGACGACTGCTTGAAGAAGCAGGATATGGACGGCAACTTGCTTCTCTTGAAACAAATCCGCCGTCATTTAGTGTTGGGAATATTCGCAGAAGTGAAGATCTTGAGCGTAGACTTGCAGAAGTAAATCGACGGCTTGACATTACTGCGGCAACGCCAAAAAGTCAGAGAGGCCAGAGAGGACTATTGGAGGAATAATGCCTAGCAAATCACAAAAACAAGCCCGCCTCATGGCCGCAGCCGCGCACGACCCAGAGTTCGCCAAGAAGGTTGGCGTGCCAATGAAGGTGGCTAAAGAATTCAACAAGGCCGACAAGGGCGGCAAGTTGCTCAAGAAGGCGATGAAGAACAGACCTAAAAAGGGTCTGCTCGCTTGAGCGAAAGAAACCCCTACATTGACGCCAGAAAGGGGTCAGAGGCGAAGGAGCTTCTCGAGAATCCCATTCTGGCTGAAGCGTTTGACACACTTGAGGCCGAATACCTCAAGGCGTGGCGCCAGAGCAAGCCAGCCGAAACAGACGAGCGTGAGCGCTTGTGGCTTGCTGTAGCGCTACTCGAGGAAGTTAAGCGCCACCTTCGCGTTGTCGTTGAGAACGGCGTGATGGCAAAAAGAGACATCGACAAGTTATCAGGCAGGAAATAGTCCGCTTGAATCTTGCACAATAGAGTTATGAGTGAAACCGGCACGGGTACACCCCCCGGAACAATACAGTCCACACAGGATGTTTTCGAGCAGATGCTCGCCGCTGATGAAGGCGAAAACGAGCAGCTTGAGACCGAAGTGGTGGATCAGGGTGAAGAGGCGCTAGAGGCATCTGATGGCGAGTCGGAGGTCGATAGCGAGGAAGTCACCGAAAGCGAAGAGGACGCCGATGAGGCACCTCAAGCGAGCCAAACCTTCCGCGTCAAAGTTGACGGTGAAGAAATTGAGGTTCCGCTTGATGAGTTGCTGAAGGGCTACTCACGCACCGCAGACTATACGCGGAAGACTCAGGCAATCGCGGAGGCCAGAAAGCAGGCCGAAGTAGAGCTTGAGATTGCGCGGCAGGAGCGGCAGCGATACGCACAGACTTTGGAAGCGCTTGATACGCAGCTTCGCAGTCTGCAACCGCCCGAGATTGACTGGGATCGACTCTATCAAGAGAACCCGGTTGAGTGGGTGAGACAGCGCGAATTGCAACGTACTAGGCAGGAGCAGACCGCGTGGGTGCAAGCCCAGAGGGCTGCTCTGGTACAGAAACAGCAGCAGGAAGAACAGGCGCAGGCAGAGCAGACCCTAGAGGTCGAGCGTGCCAAGTTGATGGAAGCCTTGCCAGAATGGCGCGATGTCGAAAAGGCTCGTGCCGAGAAGGCGAAGATCGTTGAATACGCAACCGGAAGACTCGGCTTTAGTGTCGAAGAGATTTCGGACGTATACGACGCTCGAGCCGTTCTCGCTCTTCGTAAAGCGATGCTATACGACGAGCTGATGAGCAAGCGTGACCAGATGCGCCCGAAGATCATGCAGAAAGCCAAGCCAATGAAGGCTGGTGCTGCATCCATGCCGCAGTCGTCCAAAGTTGTTGCGTCTAAGGCCGCTCTTTCTAGACTCGCCAATAGTGGTAGCCACCGAGATGCGGCTGCCGTGTTTGAGCAATTTTTAGATTGAGGAATTTTTAGTCATGTCACAGACCAGCAATACGTTTGATACCTTTAACGCAAAAGGTATTCGTGAGTCCCTGTCGAATGTTATCTATAACATTTCGCCGGAAGAGACCCCGTTCATGTCGAACGTTGGCCGTGAGAACGTCAAGAACACTTATTTCGAGTGGCAGACGGACTCGCTCGCTGCGGCTTCGACCACGAACGCGCAGATCGAAGGTGACGACGTTTCGTCGTTTGACTCGACCTCGCCCACCACCCGCATCGGCAACTACACGCAGGTCAGCCGCAAGACGCTGATCCTGTCGGGTACGCTTGAGTCGGTGGACAAGGCTGGCCGTCGCTCGGAGTTGGCCTACCAGTTGGCCAAGCGCTCGGCTGAGTTGAAGCGCGACATGGAAAGCATCATGCTGACCAACCAGAAGGCCGATGGCGGCTCTGCTGGCACCAGCACGGCGCTTCGCAAGACGGGTTCGTTGTTGGCCTTCTTGAAGACCAACACGGACAAGGGCACGGGCGGTGCTGATCCGTCGTACACCACGCAGCCGAATGCGACCCGCACGGACGCCACGGACGCCAACCTTCGCACGTTCACGGAAGCGATCCTCAAGACCGTGATCCAGAAGGTGTGGGCTTCGGGCGGCTCGCCCAAGATCCTCATGGTTGGCCCGGTCAACAAGCAGCGCGTCTCTGGCTTTGCCGGTATCGCGCAGATCCGTAAGGAAGTCTCTGGCAACCGTCCGGCTGTGATCATCGGCGCTGCTGACGTGTACGTTTCGGACTTCGGCAACGTGTCGGTTGTCCCGAATCGCTTCCAGCGTGAGCGTGATGCCTTCGTGCTTGATCCTGAGTACGCTGGCGTTGCCTTCCTGCGTCCGTTCCAGACGGTGGAACTTGCGAAGACCGGCGACGCCGAGAAGCGCATGATCCTCGTGGAGTGGGGCTTGAAGGTGAACACTGAGGCCGCGCACGGCTTGGCTGCCGACCTCACCACGACCTAATAAAGTCGTATAAACTCGGGGCGGCGGCAATGGTGCCGTCGCCCTTGAGTTGAGGATTGCATGAATTCATCAGGTAAGCGCCTCTTTGACTACGACCCGACAACGGGTACGACCAAATGGTGGCATTACGACGCCGACAAGGATGAGGCCACGATTGAGACGGTCTTTGAAGTCGGTGACTTGATTGAGCAGAACAAGGCGAGCTTCAACGGTACGGACGAGCGCGCCAAGTGGGGTGAGTGGTCAAAGGTTGCTTCGATTCCGATGCAACTGTTCTACCGCCTCAAGAATCAGGGAATCATTGACGACCCAGCAGCCATGAAGCGCTGGCTCAACGATCCTGACAACAGGTTGTTTAGAACACGACCGGGGCGCGTATGAGTCGCTCGGTCGCCATTTTAGTCCCAGCAAGGGACACGGTGATGACCTCGTTTGCCTATGACCTAGCGCGAGCGATGTCATTTCATACCGCGACAACAGACGACCGCGTGATGCTCTACACATCACACGGAACTCTGATCGCCTCTCAGAGAATGGAGCTTGCGCGTCAGGCACTCGAGGAGAAGGCGGACTATCTCCTCTGGCTTGATTCAGATATGCGGTTCCCGAAGGAAACTATCGGGCACCTGATTCTGCGCGACAAACCCATTGTGGCCGCCAACTATGCCACCAGGCGAATGCCGGTTAAGCCGGTCGCCATGATGGACGGTGGCGGGAAGATTGACCGCGTATACACAGGGCCAGAGTCGCAAGGCTTGGAGCCGGTGGATTATGTCGGCATGGGCGTGATGATGGTGAAGCGCGAGGTCTTTGAGAAGATCGAGGCACCTTGGTTTGCGATTCCGTATTCGACGGTTGGCAACCACTACATCGGGGAAGACGTATTCTTCTGCCGCAAGGCCAAAGAGGCCGGGTACGAGGTACTTCTGGATCACGACCTTTCGCAGCACGTCAAGCACATCGGCACCTTTGAGTATTCACACGAAGGTGCATGGGCGATGAAGGAGCAGGTAGAAGGTGGCACTAACCACATACAGCGAATTGAAGTCTAGCATCGCGGATTGGCTAAACCGCGATGACCTGACATCGGTTATTCCTGACTTCATCTCGTTGGCAGAGGCGCAGATTGAGCGCAAGCTGCCGACGCAGAAGATGGTCAAGCGCTCGAGCGCTACGCTCGACACGCCGTTTTCTGCGCTGCCGTCTGACTTCTTGGCGGCCAAGTCTTTGGTGCTGACGGCCACCGCTCCGGTGCAGCCGCTTGTGTTCTTGAGCGAAGATGAACTCGACGCCAAGAAGTACATCTACCGCACCACCGGCACGCCAAAATACTTCGCGCTGATTGGCAACCAGATTGAGGTGCTTCCACCTCCTGACACTGGATACGCCGCCGAGTTGACGTATGTAGCGACGTTGGCCAAGTTGTCAGACTCCAACACGTCCAACTGGGTGCTGGCGCGACATCCTGACGTTTACCTTTACGGCTCACTGCTGCAAGCCGCTCCGTACCTGCGCGACGATGAGCGCATGGCGGTGTGGGCTAGCCAGTACCAGAGCGCGATCAACGACATGCTGATCCAAGACGAGCGTGCCGCATTTAGCGGTGGCCGTCTTGCCATTGGCGTCAAACCGACGAGGGTTATCCCGTGAGTGCTTTTTCAAACTATCTCGAGAACAAGGTGCTGCTGCACGTCTTCGGTGCGACAGCCTACACTGCGCCGACGACGCTATATCTGGCGCTGTACACGGTCGCCCCGGATGACACTGGCGGTGGCACTGAAGTCTCTGGCACGTCCTATGCGCGCCAGACGGTTGCCTTTACGGTGGTGAACGACACGGCGAGCAACACCTCGGCGGTGGAGTTCCCGACTGCTGGATCGTCATGGGGCACTGTGGTTGCGGTTGGCATCTTTGATGCCTCAACCAGCGGAAACCTCTTGGCATACGGCAACCTGACCTCGAGCAAGACGATTGCCTCCGGTGACGTGTTCCGCGTCCCTGCTGGCGATCTTGACATTACGTTGGCCTAATCCGTGGCCGGTTACGGCAGCGGCTTATATGGCATTGGTAACTATGGCATAGACCCCAAAGAGGGGGCTGCCACACTAACCGCTGCCGCCACCTTGGTGGTATCGGGTATCCGCATCCAGCAAGGTGCGGCTACGTTGAACGCTGCGGCTACGGTCACGGCAAGTGCGGTGAGGGTGCAGCAGGGGGCTGCGACTCTCAACGCGGCGGCAACGCTCACAGCGACCGCCAGCAGGGTACAGAACGCAGCGGCAGCGTTGTCTGCTGCTGCGACGCTAACCGCTTCGGCGGAGCGTATACAGCGCGGCTCCGCTGCCCTAGCCGCCACCAGCAGTCTGACAGCCACCGCACTGGCGATATACGAGAGCGGCGCCGCAATCAACGCAGCGGCCACTCTGACCGCCACGGCAAACCGGGTGCAGTTCGCATCCTGTGCAATGTCCGCGGTATCGGTGGTGGTCGTGTCGGGGCGCCTCAAGTGGGAGGTGATACCAGACACGGCGGAGAGTTGGACGCCGGAGGCGGATACAGCAGAGAGCTGGACGACGGTGGCGGATACGAGTGTTGCGTGGAGCGCAATACCTGACACCGCAGAGACGTGGACGGCGCAGACAGATACTGCGAAGACGTGGACAGAGAAAACACATCCGGCTTACTTACAAGCCGCTTGAGGTAGAGAAACATGGCCGATACGACAACGACAAATCTTTCCCTGACCAAGCCAGAGGTTGGCGCATCTGCTGACACCTGGGGCGGGAAACTCAATACCAACCTTGACACCATCGACGGCGTGTTTGCTGCCGCTGGCAACGGCACGTCGGTTGGCCTTAATGTAGGCACCGGCAAGACGTTGACCGTTGGCGGCACGCTGACCAACAGCGCAGGCACTGCCAATGCGGTGGCCTATCTGAACGGTAGCAAGAACCTGACCACAAGTTCGTCGCTTGGCTACAACGGCGCGACACTGACTGTGGCTGGAAACAGCAGCAACCCAAACGCCACGCTGTCATCCACCAGCACCTCCGAGCTTAGCATCACGACTTCAAGCGGCACTGGATCGCTGGCCGTTGGTCACAACGCGCTTGCAGTTGGCGCCGAGTCGTACATTTCGAGCAACAAGAATCTGGCCATTTCCGCCACCAGCGGAATCGCCATCAACAGCGCCACGACCTTCTCAAACAATCCAACCCTCTCCGGCGGCACGGCCAACGGCGTGCTGTATCTGAACGGCAGCAAGGTGGCGACGAGTGGGGCGAACCTGACTTATGACGGCACAACATTTACGAGTGTTGGGCAGATCAATGTAAAGAATGACTTGTTGTTAAGTGACGCTACGGCAATTCAAGGACGCGCTTATGGGGATGCGTCTGGTGTTGTATGGAGAGCGGAGTCTGGACTAGCGCAGCGTTGGCATATTGGCTCAAGCGAGCAAGCCCGCCTCACCACCACCGGGTTAGGCATCGGCACGAGCAGTCCGGCAGTCCCGCTTGATGTGGTTTCCAACTCTGGCTCCAATGGCATCAACATTCGTGCGAGAAGTTCTAACGATTACGGATTCTTAAACTTCAAGTCAAACGACGGATCAGATACCGCAGGTTCCATCGCAGCGTTACGAGCAGGCGTAAACTCTGGCAGCCTTTTGTTCTATACCGGAACGACGGAAAAAGCCCGGCTAGATACGTCTGGAAATCTGGGTATCGGCACGAGCAGTCCGTCAGCGCCAGTTGAAATTGTTTATGCCGCATCTGGTCAACAAGTAGCGCAAAGATGGCGCAGCGGTGCGGGCAATGTTTATGGTTTAGATTTT